TACGCATGGGCAAAGGCTTCCAGTAAACCAAGTTACTCTTGGAGTGAAATCGGTGGTAGACCCACTGCTCTTAGCTCTTTTACCAATGATTCAGGATTCATAACTGGAATAAGTAAGAGCTCGGTAACAGACGCACTTGGTTACATCCCTGCAAGGATTCGGTCGACAACATATAATGGTACAATGGGGACAAGTGCAGGAGATGGCGGAAGAATCGGAACTGCAAGATTTACAATACCAAATGACAAAAGTGGAAAGTCTGTAAGAATAATACATCTTGAATCAAATTACAGCCTCACCACTTGTAGCTCACCATCTACAAGCGGAACAACTGTAACGGTCAACGTACACTCCGATACAATCACGAGCGGAAATCCATCTTTTGGCGGTAGAGTATTGTATGTGATTGAGGGCGAATTTTAGAAAGGAGACTAATATGTATACTATAGCAATTGATGATAACGGATATTATAAGTTAGGGGATGGAAACCTTGTAGAGGTCAATGATATACCAAATGTATATCCATTAGAACGATTGATGGCGTATAAGTACAATGAGAATACAAAAATGCTTATACTGGACGAAGAAAAACAAAAGGAAATTGATGAGGAAATAGGCTATATAGATAACACTGACAAACCGACACTGGAAGAACGACTAGAAGCAATGGAAAGTCTCAT